CCACTTGATACAGTAACACTTGTAACGGGTAGAACACTGAAAGGGTCAGGTAAGTTTGTATCAGGTATTACAGTGTATGCGCCTGTGTCTGCCCAAGGGTAAACCGTGTCTTGATGCTCGGATAAAGAAACAATAACATTACCATCTGCTTTCAATGATAAATTCATAACTCTGAATAACTTTGCTGACCACCCTGGTGTCCTGTGTGAAACAGAAACAATGTCACCGATGCTAGTTTGTAGAGCCTCACCTGTTGATAAGAATGAGCATTTAATATCTTGTCTTGATTTATTAACAACTGTCTTAGCAATGTTTCTTGCTTGGTAGATGTTTGTCATGGTCGGTAGCCTAACTCTCTTCTCTAGCTCAACTCCACCATCTTCTGCTAGTAATGTTGTCTCTTCTGAACTTCCACCTTCAGGGTAGATTGCTTGGTCTTCTTGCCAATTGTTATCTTTATTAACAAAAGTAGCAATAACTCTATTGTATCTTGTACCTTTTTTCTCGCCAGTTATGCTGATTCCTTCAACAATATGGTCTTCTGTAAATGCGAAAGATGCTGTTCCTGTGTTCTCTATAATCAACTTATATACGCCTTGAGTATATGGCATTAAGCCTCTCATGCCGTTAAGCAATATCTTCACGTTACTCATTAAGGTGTTGTCTGTACTCAAAATAGCATTACAGTTAAATGTGTTTATATAAGAACCACCTGAGTAAGACTCAACTAAGGCATCAGCAACCTGAAAAGAATTATAAAAAGAGGTGTAGCCTGATTCAAAATCACTTACCCCTAATCCTTTACCATATCTTGTGTTTGTTAAATAATCCAACATACATTCAACAGGGTTAGTTGAATAGGTTTCAGTAGTGCTTAATACACCACTACTGTTAAATGTTCTAACCTTACGCCCCCTAACTACAGCGTGTATATTAGGAATTGAACCAAATACTTCTCTATCCCATTTAAGTCTAATACCTAAGTAAGCTACACCTTTCAATGTGTGGGATGTTGTCCAACTAGGGGCGTTTACAAGTGTTGTGTCCACTGTCTGAGTATCAGAACCTAAATGCTTGTTAATTGTAATTAGCCCACTAAATTTTCCATCACTTGATAAAACGTCATTAATATAAACGTCCATAATGTTTTCTACTTCACCCTCACATAATGCCAAGGCAATATATAAGTATTGATTATCTGTGCCTGATGTCTCTACAAATACTCTAGTTCCACCAACTTTACGCTCACCGTAAATAACGGGTATCTGAGCATTATTACTTTGTTTATTTAATAGTGCGCCATCGTTATCTGCTTGGTCGTTGTCTTCAATATCAGGTGTTAATAGCCATGATATAACAGCAGATACTATAAAACTTACAAACCATTCAAACATTACGCTCTACCCCACTTTAGGTCTTTAACAATATTGGCAGCAAAGTCAAAACCTTTGTCACCTGTAAAAAATAATGATTGTGAATTACTATTTGTATGTCTACCTGCTTTCTTTTCAAAGTCTGACCAATGAGAAGACACACCTAGCTCAACTACTGAACTTTCAGGGGTGTCAATAATGTCAAATTCAGATATGCGCCCGTCATGAATCAATACTGGAGTTCCTATTACAGCACTGTTATCATCTAAATAAGCTCTATAAACTATCAACTGTTTAGATATGTAAGAACTGCTTAATAATGCTGATATGAACGATTGCTCTACGCCTGACAATCTAACCTTAGAAGTTCCAACTCTTACCTCTGAGTCTTCTTTAATTGTAGATACATCCAAAAAATGACTACTAGCTAGATAAGTGTTTCCACCATAAACAATGTCTTGACCTGAGTCTGTTATATAAGATGTAGAAGAGAGATGAATCTCAATCATGTGACAAAGTTTTACTGAATCCTTAGCAAGCTCCGTTATTACAGAAGCGTGAACACTCCTACTCATAGTGCCTCAATGAAGTCTACTTCGTATCTCATTAAATTATCATTACTCAAACCGAACGATTGAACGTCATTTTTTAGTCTAACTTTCATTGTTACGTTATCGTATGCGATTACTTGGTCATTTGCTACACTAGAGCGAAGAGGAGGCTGTATATCGATAGATGTTGTGTTACCCCCTGTCTCGGTATGACTGACAACCATATATACCTTATCATGGGTAAATTTAATCATATCACCTTCAACGATAGTTCCAGTGATTCCATCTACTACAATTGTTGTCTGCCCTGATGCCTTTGCGCCATTAACTCTAAAAGTTCCTGATGCTGTGCCTCTAGCGTCTTCTAATACAGGTATTCTTACAGTGAACGTCTCTGATTGACCACGTTGTTGCATTACATAAGCAAATACAGGCATAAAGTCTGCTTGGGTCATAGGTGGATATTTAGCTGAGAACTCCCAATACTGACTCGCCAGTTTCCTTGACTGAGTTCTACCGTTCACGGTCATAGATGTCAAAGTCTTATCTACAGACTTTAGGTTTACTGACTGAAATACTGGTGTAGTTGGGTATGCCATTATGTGGTCACTCCTGTGAGTCCTCTATCGTTCATTGCTTGGTTAATAATACCTACAATCATACCTCTACGTGAGTCTAATAAATCATCAAAACCTGTTGTGTCGTTTGCTGTGATATTAAAGCTAACACTTACGTTACTCTCACCACCACTTGAACCACCTGATGACATAGCATCGTTTGGAATAATTGTACCTGTCTTGTTTGGAACGAATAACTCAGCACCCTCTTCACCAACTACATAAGGTTGATTACCTGTAACAGTACCACCGTCTGCTCTGAACATTCCTGAGAAGCCACTAGCCATAGCATTAGCCATAGGTCTAGCGACTGATATTTTAACGAACTCAGCTAGTATCGCTCTAGCCATATCTTTCACAGTATCTTTCAATGAGGTAGCACCGTTTCCGATATTCATAATCATATCAGTAATAGACGATTCCATGATTCCTGCCATAGCCTCTACTCTCTTTCCAACATCTAGCTCGTCCATACGGTTCACCGCATCTTCATAAGCAGTAGTTACCTTCAATAATTGTTTAGCCTCATCTTCTGATGATATGCCATTAGCTGTAACGTATTCTTGGATTCTGAGTTTCTCTTCTAAGAAGTCATTCTCTAGCTTCTGACGCTTAGAGGTTTCAACACCAACACCAATAATAGATTTTTTATATTTTTCTGTCTTCTCTGTAAGAATACCTAATTTACCTTTTATCTTTTCTGCTTCCTCAGCGTCATTAGCTATAAGGTCAATCATCACAGGGTCAGGCTGTGCCATGTCAACATTTGTAAACCCTTGTGGATTCAACGAAGCACTAGCACCTAAAGGCGATTCAATACGACCTTGTTCAGCAAGCATCAGTTCGTTAAGAATATTGACCTTCTTTCTCAATATATCAACTCTAGCTTGCTCTTCTTTGGTCAGCTCGCCTTCTTTACTGGTTATCTCACCTAGTTGCTCAAGATAAATAGCTTGCTCTGTACGCATATTAACTAAAGACATAGCGTCTATAGCTCGGGCAATGTTTGAAACTTCCTCACTAAATGCTATTAACAATAGTAGAGCGCCCTTTCCAGTTTTACCACCAAAGAACGCAACTAATACGCCAGCCTCTAACATCCAAGGTGGCAACGCCTTCAACTGACTAGCAGTATCCTTAATACCAAGCGCTATTTCCCTAACACCTGCACCTAAATCTTTAGCACCTTGAATAACTTCAGGACTTCTAAGCCACTCTGTTATTTCTTGAACGGAGGCTTTAGTGTCATCAAAAACACCCGACTCCATGAAGTTAAGTTGTAGCTCATCCCACGCATCGCCCATCATTGACACTTGACCTTGGAAGGTGTTAGCCATGTCTTTAGTAGCACCCTTCAAAGAAGTTTTACTCTCTGACCAAAGTGACATAATGTGTTTCTTAGACTGTTCAGACGTATATTGAACGCCCTCTTCAAATCCTAGAAGCGACTTAACACCTGAATCTCTGAATTGGTCTGCTGCTGCAATACCACCTGAAAAGGTTTTCTGTAACTGTTGAGCTACTGATTGAAAGTCTAGTACAGATGATGAAGCAATATCACCCGTTATCTCCATCAGAGCATTTAACTCATCAACGTCATCGGCAACCGTCAATAATGAAGGTGATGCCTTTTGAATTTGTTGTAGAGAGAAAGGTGCTGACTTAGCAAAGCCAAGCATATAGTCAAAAGCCTTTCCTGCATCCCTTGTACTACCTGTAAGGAACTTGAGCTGAACTCTTAATGATTCAATAGAAGAAGCGTACTTTAAGGCAGACTTGGCAGCCATACCAACACCCAAAGCGCCTAAAGCACCATTGAGTGAGAATATCTGATTTTTGACTTTCAGTGCTGCGTTGCCAATGCCTTTGATAGCGCCCTTAGCTTTGTTAGCTCCTGCTACAGCGCCTTTAGGGTCAACCTTAATACCGAGAGTTGCTATACTTTTACCCATTACTATCCTCTGTTTTGAAATATGCTATCCAACCGTGAAATTCCTCAACAGGCATCGGGTCTATCTCATATACAAACTTATTTAAGCGATTCGCAAGGGCGTACTTTGCTTTTAACTCGGAATCGCTTGTTAGTTTTTTACCATTTCATCAACAGTCTGCACTATCGAGATTTCGCCAACAATCCGTGTAATCACATCGGGAGCTACGTTGTTCATTAATTCTACTTTGTTAGATATATCAAATAGCTTATTGCCATCCTTGTCTAACGCTTTCATAATTAATGTCCGTACCATGAATTCAAAGTCATCACCCTTAGCAAACTGCCAAAGTATTTTCTTCTCTCCCATAGTGAACGGAGTGGAATATACAATAAAATCCCACTCAGGTACTTCGATTGCTTTTGTCTCAATCTTATCGAAATGAGCCTTAGCGTTATCTAAAATACCCATTAAGCAACCGCAGCCCAAACAACAGCACCAGTAGCTTCAAAACTAACTGATGTTTCAACCATACCGTCTAGTGTAGTTGATACACCTTTCTCAGTAATGATTGCTGTTAATGCAGCGAATGTATCGCCTGTAGTTGCGCCTTCAGGGTATAAGTTCAATGCAACTTCTGCACCTACTGTTATAGCGCCTTGACCTGTAGTATCAGTCTCATCCCAAAACGCAGTCAATGAACCACTAGCTGTAGTTAGACCTACAGTCTTAGTTCTAGCTGAGTCACCCATTTTAGATGTATCAATAGTTTCTGCTGATTCTGAAATACTCCAGTCTTTAATTTCTGCAATTGAGTTTGCACCGATTTTAGCTGTTCCTTCGCTACCTTTATGATTTGCCATTGTCTTGCTCCTTTACTATAGTTTTTGTTTTAGATTTTGTTTCAGACTTTTCCGCCCAACCTTTCGCCTTCATTTCTTCAATCTTTGAAGGGTGTGGCGTTACACCGTCTTTGCCACCTTTTGGGTGGTATAAAATTATTGCGTTTTTCATTCGTCTCTCCAGTATGGAATTGTTACATTCACTTGATGCCAAATATCGTCAGTTCCCACAGTCTCAATGTTAGCTACATCACAAACTACGTCACTAAACTCCTTTCCGTCAAAAATGCTTGTCACTATGTCCGCATACTTTCTTATTGTACTTGTTCCTGTGTCTCTTGGAGCAAATATTTGAACAACAATTAATCCTGTGTGTCTCTTTAGATTATTGATTGCTCTGTAAGCGCTTGAACCATTTAAGATAGTGAACCTAACCCACTCTGTATTGTTGGGTATATCAAATGATACATTCTCCCATGCTACAGTTGTGGCGCTCCAGTGAGATTTAAATCTATTCTCAATTACTAGGCGTTCATTACCGAAACTCATGACAATCTACCTCTAATCTCATTAACTGTAATAGCTACCATACCATTAGGCGCTTGCTGTGAAGTTCCATTTTCTAGGTCTTCAATATACTCAAGCGAATTAGTAATAAATATAGGCTTTAAACCATCACCTTTTTTAATGTCTGGAGACTTCTTTGTTGTAGCATTTTCATTAACACTGTAGTCAATAGAGCCTACTGAAATGTTCCAGTTACCTCTAGCACGACCTGTATCAACTGGAGTCTTCTTGACCACCATACCAAAAGCATCAAACGCAACTGTACGAACAGCCTTGTCTATGGATACCTTTACTTTATCACTGAATCTTTTTATGTCGCTATCAAAACTCATCCGACCTTCCTCAATTTAAGAGCATAAGATGCTCCTACAGGGTCTTTCTTAATATCTGTAATAACGTATCTTTCATTACCACGAATTACAATGTCTTTTGTCTTAGGTGTGAACGCTAATCCTTTAGAAGCGAATAGCGCTGTGATTTCACCTGTGAACGCTTTGTCAGTGGTGTTACTACTGCCCTTGCCTGAAATAGTGTTATCGTCAAACGATATAATAGCTTTGATAGTGTAGTTGGTCTCTGTAGCTACATTCTGCCCAAAGGCTACGTCATATTCAGAGTTAGTCTTTGTTACAAATGTTATGCTCTCAGCAATATCACCTGTTGCGTCTATTGCTGAACTAACAGCGCTGAGAATAGCATCTCTTAAACCCATTAACTTCTCACTAACGCTACCGTGCCAAACTTAGCACGAGCATGAATAGTACCCCAACCTCTTAACATTTCCTGAACGATAGATGGTAATACACCTGATGTATCAGTTTTATCAAAGGTTAATTCAATTGAGCCTACAACCAAACTTGTTAATCCTTTACCTTGAGCGTCACCTGTAGTGTCACTTGCTAATAAAGACTTAGCGAACTCTGATGTTGCGTTCTTGATTGCTTGTGGAATAACTGTAGACTCTACGGTTTGACCGTCATCTGTTACATTTATTCTACCCCATCCTAATAACTGGGTGCTTGTTGCTCTTGAGCCTGACCAGTCTACTTTCTCATCTAAGATACGAGTAGCCATCTTTAGGGCTATCTCTTTATTAGCCTCTGTAGCACCTGACCAGTCTGTAGAGTACAAATGTGTTGCATGGTAGGCATCAGCGTCTGATACTGAAACATAACTATCCGAAGTAGTTCCGTTTGGAGTTGCGTCTAATGCCATAATTTTTCCTTAATTAGTACCACCTACCCGAAGATAGGTGGATTTCATCAAACAATATTAGTTAGTAATACCGTTCAACATTGCTAGACCCTTCTCAGAGAAGTTAGCTAGACCGTTGTAGAACTTAACACGAGTGATTGACTCGTCCTTAGTTTCTGATGCGCCTAACTCTTCTACTGATACACCTGCGTTTGAAGAAGCAGTCAATCCTGCGATACCATGAGACATTGAACCGTCATCTAAAGTACCCATCATGATAGAAGTAGAAGCTGTGCTTGTTCCTCTAGTCTGAGTGATTGGGATGTAGTCGTTACGGAAGATTGGAATACCACGGTAAGATGGTACTTGTGCGCCTGAAGGTAAAGTAATAACTTCACCGATACCTGCGCCACCCAATGCTCTAAGCAAAGCGTAGTATGAACGGATAGTACGAGCGTTCATTAACATGTAGTCTACTTGACCGTCTTTATCAGTAACCATATCAAGAGTTTCGTCTAACAAGTCGTATGATAAAGCTGAACCGTTAGTTGCGCCAGACTTAGTTTGACCTGATGCTACTAAACTTAATAGACCAGTAACTTGGTTTGAAGAACCAGTTCCATTAATCATTTTGTCTTGGAAAGCACGACCGATTGACTTAGCTTTAGATGCAACTTGTGCAGCCTTTTGGTCAGTGATGTTTGAACGAGTAGCTTGAATTAAGCCATTCACTTCAGCGTCACCTACTAAAGTCGTAAGACTTGTAGTAACCTGAGTGAAAGTCGCTGCTGCTTTACCAGCTGCGATTGTGTCACCAACGCCTGTCCACTGAGAAGCACCTAATACGTTTTCACGATTGTATGCTAATGAGTTTCCGTCAATTGATTGAAACGGTAAGATGTCATAAAAGGGATTTACTGTAATGACGTTTTCAATAACGCCAGCTACAAGCATGTCCTGTGATAATTTTGCTGATTCAGCAAGAGTTACAGATGCCATAATGGACTCCTAAATTGCCCTGTTTTAGTTATAGGGCAGAAAATAAAAATATTCTACTACTATATCACCACTGGGTCAATGTAGGGTTAAGCGCCATTCTATGACGAGTTGACGCTAATATATCATAAACAAATGTATAAATGTGATAAATTTACATAGCATACAAAAAAAACCCCTCTAGCTCGGGGAAGTCATAGAGGGGGAAACGGTATTGTATCTAACGTTTATTTAGCGAAACCAACTTGGAGCTTCTGTAGTGCTGTTAATTCTTGTGAGCCTTTACCTGAGAAGTTCTTGCCATGCTCTGAACCACCACCTTGTGATGACTTAAACAAGTGTGGAGCTACT